TATCACTAATCGGAATACTTACTTTTGAATATCCAGCAACATAGCTAGATGTGGTAAAAGAAGGACTTCATATTTCAGAAGTCCTTCATTTGAAACACTTTATCTAAGGTTAATTAGACTGTGTTGAGGTCTGCTACGAAGATTCGTCCGTAGAATTCCGGACGAACAACTTTCTTGGCGTAACGTGTCATAACGCCTCTACGAGGGGTGAAGTTCACTGGATCGTAGACTAATGGAGTTTGAACGAGTGGGATGTAGGGTGAATATACAGCCCCAGTCTCCAAGAAATTGCTTCCACGGAAACCAACCAAAATTTGGTTTTCAACCATGTAAGGATTCTTGTAAACTTGGAAGCGACTTGCGAAGCTACCAACACGACTTACACCCATTGCGAACTTGGCGCTATCGCCATCGGTGGAAGCAACATATCCAGGAATTGATTCTAGGATTGTAGCGACATCAGGTGAGCAAACCAAGAAGTTAGCGCCACCACGAAGAGTCAACTGGTGAATCTTGTTAGAAACACGTTGAATCTTGTTACCGAGGGTTTGGAACCAGGTGCTCTTAACATATGCTGTACGGTTAGCGGAAGCATTACCGTTATATGTAAAGGTGCCATCTGTATTCTTGGTGAATTCACAACCAATCTGAGCACTCCAAGCTTCTGTTGTAGCGAATGGAGTGGAAGTAAGAAGCATGTCTAGGATTTCGAGATCGATTTCCATAGAAACATACTCACTTAATAGCGCTGTCAATTCAGCTTCAGCATCAATGCTGTGATAAGCATTCAAGTCTTGGGCTAATTCAGGAGTCCAAACAGCCTTTAACTTACGAGTCTTTGCTACGATTGGCTCACTCTTCAACTCAAGGTTGACTTCTGGGATACCAACGCCAGGATTCACTGGTTGACCAGCGGTGCTAGCATTTACATCTTCGAAATCGCCACGGCTTTGAGGAGTGGTTTGACGTGGATAGTACACTTGTACTGAACCAGAACCATTAAGAGAACCACTTACAATAAGGTTAATAAAGTAAGTTGGTGCAGCTAATGTTCCTGTATTTGTTACAGTAGAGAACTCACTAACTACGCTAGCGGAATTCAAAATAGATGAACTAAATAATGACGAACTAGTAATGATGATTGCGCGAACGGCGTTTAAATCAACATTAGCGGCAGTATTATCACTAATCGGAATACTTACTTTTGAATATCCAGCAACATAGCTAGATGTGGTTGTACCGGTATAATTAACATCAAAGTTCAAATCATTTACTGATGCGGAAGCGATTCCAGCACCTGTAAATACTGAGGATGATTGGTTAATTGTATATCCGAAACGGCCAGGACCATAAAGACCATAGGTTGCACTATCAGTTGAACCAAGCTTGATGCCTGTTCCACCGAAAAGTGAGGAACCACTGAATCCAGGGTTACCTGGTTGGTTGGTTGCGTACTTGAAGTCCAAATAGAAAATCAAGCCGGAAGGTAGATTCATTGGCTGAACGCTAACGAATTCCTTCGCTGCAATCTCAGCGAACACACGGCGAACTAATGGAAGAGCTACGCCCGCCCATTGTTCACTATTTGCTGCTGTACCGGTGGCGGTAGACTCATTAATAAGCTGTTGAGCTTGGTTTTCAAGCAATACAGACATATTAGCTTTTTCGACACCTTTAAGACCTTCTAGAAGGCCAGTTTTGTCCCACTTGGTTTGAAGTCCACGAGTTTCTTCCATAAGACGAGTCTGTGGATTCTTACCTTCGGACAATAGGTTTTTAATATCTTTCATTATAATATTTTTTCCTTTATTATTATCAATCTTGCATTTATTTATTTTTTTACTTCTTGATTCCAGCAAGTGTTTGGAATCTGGAAGCCATATCGTTTACATCGCCAGCAACGATTTTATCCGCTGATGGTCTTGTTGTTCCAACTGGTTTGGATGCTAAGCCCTCAGTAATCATGCTTGTAGCCTTCTTTGAAGAAGACCCAATGCTACTGAGACTAAACGCTTCATTCATCGCTGCGTATGTTAATTTAACTTCACGAATGGACTTGGTTAAATCAAACGCTTCTACAATCTTCATCTTCTGAGAATTATTCAAAGCATTTGCCTTAAATAATTTGTTGGTATAAAGCAATTTTGCATTAAGCAAATTTACTTCATTTAACTGCCCGCGTAAGAATTCCACAGTCTTACGATATTCATTGAGTTCTTCCTTGATTGATTTGCAGCTAGAACAACCAGGATACTTCTTTTCAATTTTTCCGCCCTTGGCGGTAATAATGTCAGGACTCTTGGTTGATTTGCCTGCTGGTTCAACATCGCCAACAGTTTCATCAAGTTTCTCTTCTTCCTCGGAGGCTTCTTCTTTTAGAGAACTCAAAAGTTCATTTAAATCAACTTCTTCATCTTCCTCTTCTTCGGTATTTTCATATACCT